GGAAAATATAGAATTGGATCAGGTGCTTGTATATACGATACAGAGGAAAAGGCGCAAAGCGTATGGGCTGCAATTCGTGTATCAATGGTGGATAGTTACAAAGATTATCCACAAGCCGCAAGAGTAAACGCGCAAAGAGCAATAAATATAAGGGATCAATACGATCGTAAATGTGGAACGCCTGTTGGTTGGGCGCGTGCTAATCAATTAGCTAAAGGCGAAAATATTACAAGGGATACAATAGCAAGAATGGCAAGTTTTGAAAGGCACAGAGAGAATAGCAAAGGCGATCCTAAAAACGATTGCGGTGCGCTTATGTGGTTAGCTTGGGGCGGCGACGAGGGCGTTGCTTGGGCGCAAAAGAAACTTGAACAAATTGATAATGAAAAAGCACGTTAAAATATATCTGGATTATTTCGGTTACGGAATAGAGGACTTTATACCTTGCGAGGCTTGCGGATCTAAGGCAGTTGACATTCATCACATAGACGCAAGGGGAATGGGCGGATCTAAAAAGGCAGACACGATTGAAAATTTACAGGCATTATGTAGGCAATGCCACGTTGTAATGGGGGATACAAAGACGCACTATGATTATTTAAAAGACATACACAATAAAAAAATAGATGGCAAAGGTTAAAAGTGATTCAAAAAAGGTTAATTTTGGCAAAAGAAAACGCGGACACGCTAAGAAATCCTACAATAAACATAGCCAAAGACCTAAAGCATATAGAGGTCAGGGCAGGTAAATAAAAAACCTATGATAAAAAAAGTCAAGATTACGGAAGTAATTGCTAACCCTAACAATCCCCGCTTAATTAAAGATGATAAGTTTAAAAAATTAGTAAAGTCAATACAAGATTTTCCTGATATGTTAAACGTAAGACCTATTGTAGTCAATAAGGATATGATTGTACTTGGCGGTAATATGCGCCTAAAAGCAATTAAGGAAGCAGGGCATACAGAGGTCGCAGTTGAAATAGTAGATTGGAACGAGCAGCAGCAAAAAGAATTTATTGTAAAGGATAACGTAGGATATGGCGAATGGGATTGGGATGATCTTGCTAATAATTGGGATGCACAAGAGTTAACTGATTGGGGTTTAGATATACCAAACTTTGAACAAGAAGTATTAGAGGCAGAGGAAGATGACTTTGCAGTTCCAGAAGGCGGAATAGAAACGGACATAGTATTAGGCGATTTATTTGAGATAGGCGAACATAGATTACTTTGTGGGGATAGTAGCGATTTATCTAAAATAGAACAACTTTTAAATAATGATACATTAGGTATGATATTTACTGATCCGCCTTATGGAATAGGAATTGATGGTCAAAAAGAATCTAAATCTGCAAATCCAAAACATAATAGGAAAAATCATGAGTTTATGGGTTGGGATAATCAAAGACCTTCTGAAGATGTATTTCAAAATATATTAGCTTTAAATGTGCCTACTGTTATTTTTGGCGGTAATTACTTTGCTGATTTATTACCTGCAAGCAGAGGTTGGATATATTGGAGTAAAGGTCAAGATGGATTAACAATGTCTGACGGAGAACTTGCTTGGAGTAATTTAGACAAACCATTAAGATGTATTACAGTTAATAGAGCAAATATTGGTAAGTCAGTTCATCCAACACAAAAGCCAATTCAAGTTGTCGAATTTGGTATTAAGTATGCAACCGAAAAAGGTTCAGTATTAGATTTATTTGGCGGAAGCGGAAGCACTATGGTTGCATGTCATAATCTAAAAAGAAAGAATTTTACTATGGAATTAGAACCTAAATATTGCCAAGTGATTGTAGACAGGATGCAAAAACTTGATCCGACTTTAGAAGTAAAAAGAAACGGACAAGCGTATATAAAAACAGAACAATAACAGAATGAGCAAAGAACATTTAATACCATTTAAGCCAGGCGAATCAGGTAATCCAAACGGACGCCCGCGTAAATACGTTAGCCTACTTAAAGAGCAAGGTTATAAGCTAAGCGAAATAAACGATACGATCCAAGTGATGATGTCAATGGATATGGAGGAACTTAAAAAGGTTTGGGATAATCCAAAGGCTACGATATTAGAAAAGACTATTGCCGCAGCTATGCGTAAGTCTTTAGAAAAGGGAAGCCTATATTCATTAGATACTTTGTTAACCCGAGTATATGGCAAGCCTAAAGAACAAATGGATATTCAGCAAGATACCAGGATTGAGGTTGTATTCGTTGAAGGTAAAACTATTTTATAGTGCGCATAGAATTACCAAATCCGCATATAAACCAAAAAAAGATATTAGAATGCGATAGGCGTTTTATTGTGGTAATGTGCGGACGTCGTTTTGGCAAATCAGAACTATCACAGATACTATCAATCAGCGAAGCAATCAAGGGCGGTCAAGTTGCCTACATAACGCCTACTTATAAATTGGCAAAGGCATTCTTTGAAAGGCTTACGGCTGCACTTCCGTTTAAAAACAATATCAGCAACTTAAAGATATATTGCCCTAATAACGGATCAATTGAATTTTATACAGGGGAACGATTGGATAATTTAAGAGGTCGCAAGTTTAATTTAGTTATCATAGACGAGGCGGCATTTATCCCTGACTTAGAATCAGGATGGCAGAATAGCATACGCCCAACGTTAACCGATTATCAAGGTAAGGCGGTTTTCCTATCCACGCCCAGAGGCAAGAACTTTTTTTACTCAATGTTTATGAAGCAAGGGGAAAATGATTGGCAAAGTTTTAAATTTAGCACCTACGATAATCCATATATAAATACAAGGGAAATAGACGAGGCACGATTGCAATTGCCAGAGGTTGTATTTGAGCAGGAATATCTTGCAAATCCTTCTGAAAATAGCGCAAACCCTTTCGGTAACGCCTTTATTCAAAGATGTATTAAACCAATATCTGCGCAGCAAATAGTAGCCTACGGGATTGACCTTGCTAAGTCTGTTGACTTTACCGTTATCATAGGGCTTGATAATGGGGGTAACGTGGCTTATTTTGACCGCTTTCAAATGGATTGGCATAATACTAAGGCAAACATTAAAAGGCTTCCTATTGCGCCTATATTAGCAGATAGCACAGGCGTTGGCGATCCTATCCTTGAGGATCTAATAAGGGAGGGCGTAAACATAGAAGGTTTAAAGTTTACAAGTCAATCTAAGCAGCAATTAATGGAAGGCTTAGCACAGGCAATCCAACAAAATAAGATAGGCTATCCAGAGGGAGTAATCGTAGATGAATTAGATATATTTGAATATCAGTTTACGGCTAATGGAGTAAGGTATTCTGCGCCTTCGGGATTCCACGATGATTGCGTTATGGCATTGGCTTTAGCCTGGCAGAACTTTAACTTTAAAAGAGGATTAGGCAGATACGCCTTTGCTTAATTACCGCTTATCCTTTATATTTACCGCTTATCATATTTTTAAATAAATATTTACAAGATGTATAGAATATGTATAAAAGTTGTATATTTGAATCCTAAACCAAAATAAACACTATGAACAGATTAAAAACCTTACAAGAAAAAAGAAACGAGCAATACAAAGCGGAAAGCCTAAGCGGAAAATGGTTCTGGTATATTATGGGCGCTGCTTTATTATTAACGGCTTTAATTGAAAATCTATGACACAAGAACAAAAAGCATTAAAGAAATATCTAAGAAAATGGAAGTTTCAAAAGTTTTGGAAAGAGTTGTTTTGCTCTTTTAAAGGTCATACTTACGAATTATATTACACAAGCAAGCATAGTGGCCATCAATTATGGTACTGTAGCAAATGTATAAAAGAAAAAATGATATAACTATGCCATATTCAACTTGCTGCGGCGCACATACTAATTTTGAGGAAATAGGGATCTGTCCTGATTGCTTAGAACATTGCGATTGGGAAGATGAGGAGGAGGAGGAAACACCTCAAGAGGAATTACAACAAGATAGGGAAACCGATTCTTTAATGGAACAAGAGAAACTAAACAAATTATAAATCTTGACCACCCTATTTTAAATATTAATAACCTGATAGTAATTAGTCAAACTTGGGGTGGTTATTTTAAATCTATTTTATGACAAAGAACAATTATTTAATGGGGCAGGAATATATGATCCGCCTGGAAAATGAGTTGCTTATAGAAAGGATTGCAAAGATTGAAAAGGAATTAGGCTTAAAAGAAAAGGAAAATAAAGAGTTAAGGATTCAAATAAAAATGCTAAATTTAGCAATGGCAGACGTATCGTAAAACCTAAACTATGATAACTAACTTTGAGGAAATCACAAAGGAATTAACAGAGGACGAAAAGAAACTTGTCCCTTTAATCATTAAGGGATTAAGTACTAAGACTAAAGATAATCCTATTAAGGGTGCGGATATTGTAAACGCAATAAACGAAAATAAAGATAGGTACGGGATTAAGCTATTCAGCGAGCCAAGATTAAGGAAGATAATTAACTTCATACGATCAGAAGGCATCCTTCCTGTTATGGGTACGTCAAACGGATATTATTGCACAAAGGATCGGGCGGAATTACTAAACCAGATTGAAAGCCTAACACAAAGGGCGGAGGCAATAATGACAAGCGCAAACGGACTAAAAAAATTTATAGTATGAAACCAAAATTTAAACTAATCTGCAATGCAGGTACTTACGAAGCCGATACCTTTTTTGCTTTAATCATTGATGTATTAAAGCATAGATTCTGGCATCTAAGAACGCACGGCAAATGGATTGATTAAACTAAAACAATATGAAACAATTAATTGACCTTCGGGATTGGGTGGATCAGCAATGCAAGTCAGGGCAGCCCTTTACTTGCGCAGACGTATTAAATAAGATTGACGAAATCTTAGAATCGGATGATGATATTGAGGAACTTTTAGTAACTTCGGCTTATGAAATGGAATAACATTAGCGTTTGGCAGTATCAGAATATTGTAAAAACCCTTGCAAATAAACAAGACGACGAAATAGAAAAGTCTTTTAAACTTATAGGCATAGTTTACAATATGACTGAAAACCAGGTTGATAGCTTAACCCAAGCGGAATAC